CGGTATCAAACTTTCTTAAACTTTATCTTTGGAGTAATTTTATATGGCTAATACCAACAAGATTAACGGGTTTAATCCCGTTGGTTATTTGAATGGTGCCGCCTACTCTGGTCAAGCTCGTATGTACGCTATCCCTACTGCGGATACTACTGCATCGTATGCTATCGGTGACGTTGTTCAGTCACGCGGTGGTTCGGATGCAAATGGTCTTCCGTATGTCATCAAAGTTCCGGCTGCTAGTGCTTCCAGCTTTGTGGCTCTTGGGGTTGTCGTAGGTGTGAGTGTGGCTGACGCTGGCGTGTCACTGGTCGGTACTACGTTGAACCTAGAACAGACTTACATTACTGCTGGTACCCGTACTGCTGTTCGGTATGTGTACATTGCAGATGACCCTAATCTGCTCTACGAAGTCAGTGCTGGTACAACTGCTACGAACATCACGCTTGCTAAAATGCGCTACAACTCTGGCATTGGTTCGTGGTATACGGCTGCAGATCAAACCTACGCTATTGACCAAACGACGTATCTGGCTCCGTCTTCGCCGTACTCGAACATTATTCTGTCGAGTGCTACCGTGAATACAACCAACACGTTGCCAATTCAAATGCTGGGCCTGTCTCAAAAGTCCGACAATGCAATTGGAGCTTATGCTCGAATTCTTTGCCGGTTTAATAACCACGAGTTCGGTGTTGCCACTGGCACGAACTTTACTGGTCTGTAAGGGGAAACTATTATGGCTGGAGTTATCACAACCGGTAGTCACCCTAAAGCACTTTGGCCTGGAGTCAAAGCGTGGTGGGGTCAAGTTTATGACGAACACAAGATCGAATACACTGATCTGTTTGATACTGACAACTCGAATCAAAACTACGAGGAAGACGTTCAACTAACCAGCTTTGGTTTGGTTCCGATTAAAAACCAAGGTCAAGCAGTTACATACGACTCAGAAGTTCAAGGCTTTGTTACCCGTTATACGCACATCGCGTACGCAATGGGCTACATTGTTACGAAAGAAGAGCTGGATGATAACCTGTACGAAACGATTTCTCGTAAACGTGCAGCAGCTTTGGCTATGTCTTTCCGTCAAACGAAAGAAAACGTTGCAGCAAATATCTACAATCGTGCCTTTAACAGCACGTATAAAGGTGGAGATGCGGTTGAGCTTTGTTCAACTAGCCACCCGAATACGACCGGTGGTACGTGGGCTAATAAACCTTCCGTAGATGCTGACCTGAGTGAAGCAGCTCTTGAAGACGCAATGATTGCAATTATGGGTTTTCAGAATGATCGTGGTCTTTTGATCTCGGTTATGCCGCAAACTTTGCACGTTGCTCGTAATGAGGTATTTAATGCACAACGCATTTTGAATAGCTCATATCAGCCTGGTAATTCTAACAACGACATCAACGTAATTAAGTCTGGAAATTATATTCCAGGTGGTTTTAAGTGTAACCACTACTTTACGGCTGCTCATGCTTGGTTTATTCGGAATAGTATTCCTGGTAAAACTGGTATGAAGCACTATGAGCGCGTTAGCATTATGTTTGACCAAGACAATGACTTTGATACCATGAATGCGAAAGCTAAAGGGTATGAGCGTTATTCGTTTGGTTGGAGTGATCCTCGTGCTATCTGGGGCAGCAACGGCCCGTAACAAATTAATTTGTTACTAATAACACGGAGAGAGGTAAAACTCTCTCTGTGTATTACTTAAAGGAACTACAATGGGTTTTGAACGACAAAAAGAAAAAGGAAAGCGTCCTACGCCTTCTGTGCCTAAACGCCTTAAATAGTACTACACTCTAATGATGATGCTATCTGTAATAGATAGTGTTGTTAGTAACACTAATATCAACAAAGGAGAACTAACATGGCACTACCCCAAGGCCCAGCTTCTAATTATCCAGGTGGTTTTAACAACGTAACCATCCGTAATGTTCCAATCACCCAGTCCCATCCTGGACAAGTGTATTGGGTATCTAACACCACTGCTGTTTTGCCAGGACAAATTGGTGGTTCTGATGGCAATCCTGGTACCTTTAATGCTCCGTTTAGCACTCTTGAGTATGCCATTAGCCGGTGTACTGCTAATCGTGGTGACATTATTTTTATTAAACCAGGGCACGCTGAAACCATTTCTAGTGCTACTGCTTTGTCTTTTGATGTTGCTAGTGTAGCAATTGTTGGTTTAGGTGCTGGTACCAAGCGTCCTACTTTTACTCTTGATACGGCAGCAACAACTACTATTGCTGTATCTGCTGATAACGTATCAATTTCTAATTGCCGCTTTATTGGTAACTTCTTGAGCATTACTTCGTGCTTTACCGTTGCTGCTGCTGCATATTTCACCATAGACAACTGTGCGTTTACTGATACAAGTGCCATCCTTGGTTTCTTGTCAGCAGTTAAAACTACTGTGTCTACTAATTCTGACTTCTTGCAAGTGTCTAATAGCTTCATTAAGTCTGATGCTACAACCAAGTCTGTTGCTCCTATTGTTGTGCTCAACACAATGACTGGTCTAACACTGACTGATAACGTTGTGGTTCAAACTGTTGCTCAGAACAACGTTTCTCAGTTCTTGAGTCACGCTGCTCTTGTGATGACTGCTGCTCTTATTTCAGGTAACAAGATATACAGCGTTAATACTGACAGTGCTACTGGTGCTTTCTTGGTTACTACTTCTGCTACTACTGGCTCAGGTATTATTCAAAACAACGTAGTTCGTGGTCTAGATGTTGCTGCTGCTTTGATGATTACTGCTGCCGCTGTTCAATATGGATTGTTTAATAACCTCTATATTGGGGACGTAGGTTTCTCTGGGTTTGTACTTCCTGCTATTGGTACTGATTAATGTAGAACACTTATAGTAGAAGAGGAGTAATCTTCTTCTACTATTTTGTTGTTATTAATAATCTATATTAAAGGAAGTAATTATGGCTAACGTAGTTAGTACTCAAATCCTAGAGGATGGGGAAAGAAACGCAGTAGTAAAGATTACGGGGGTGCTAGACACATCTAATGTGTCAGTAACCACCATAGTTGATCCTGCTAGTTACTCCCCAGTTCCTACCCAGTTTCGTATAGACCAGATTGACTATGCTATGTCTGGTTCTTTACAAATTCGTCTTTTTTGGGACGCAACCGCAGACGTAGACATTCTTCCTATTGCAGGTCGCGGCACTATGAATTTTAAAGGCTTTGGTGGCCTACTAAATAATGCTGGATCTGGCAAAACAGGCAAGATTCAACTATCAACTAACGGTTGGACTACTGGTACTGAAGTATTTTCAGTAGTGCTCAGGCTAGTTAAACAAGATGTTTAGCAAAGCTAATTAACCGTGTCTGTAAGAACTGTATATAGTAGTGGAGACTGGAATGCCATCTGCGACGTTTGTGGAAGAAGGTATAAAGATACTGACTTACGCAAACGTTGGGATGGCCTTATTGTTTGTCCACAAGACTATGAAGAACGTCAGCCACAAGATTTTGTTAGAGCTAGAGCCGACCAAATGGCTGTGCCGTGGTCTAGACCAGAAGGGCAAGATACATTTGTTCCTATAAACTATACTCCGACAATAAATGAAGAGTATTCTTTTGATGAAGCTCTAAAGAAAGCAGTTGCAGCAATAGTACCGGATGAAGTTCTTTATACTCCTACTACTGTAACTAATGATTTTTTAGGTGGGGCTTATTTAGGAGAAAACCCTTTAGGGGGTTCTGGTGTTGCTTACGGAAGTAATGGAATATATTTATCTGAGACACTTACTTTTTCTAAAACTTTTAATGAGACATTAAGTCTCAGTGAAGTTGAAATTAAAAGTGTTGGCAAAGTTGCTACTGAAAGCATTACTGTTGCAGAGTCTATTGCTAAATCAGCAGCCAGAGCACTAACAGATACAGCAACATTGTCTGAATCACAAATTAAAGCAGTAACAAAAACTATTGCTGAAAGTATTACTCCTTCAGAAGCTGTATTGGTCTATGTTATAGAAAACAGATCTCTAGGTTCTCAGGCTATTGGAATAACTACACTAGGATAATTAATTATGATTTCAAACCTAATACTTAAAGGCCGTGTGCACATTGTCCTGACAGACAAATACGGTAACATTAAAAAAGAAGATGAAAGCAACAACTTAATTGTTACTGTAGGCAAAGCTTTTGTAGCTACTGCCCTCATTACTATTCCAAGTATTACTTTTGGATACATGGCTATTGGTACTAGTACCACTAGTCCTGCTATAGGTCAGACCGCTTTGCAGGGATCTGAACTTGCTCGTGTTGTAACTACTAACAGCAATCCTACTTCAACAACTACTCAATTTGTTGCTGCTTATGGTGCTGCTGTAGGTACAGGAACAATTGAAGAAGCGGGATTGTTTAGTGCTGCTAGTGCAGGAAGTATGTTCAGTCGTTATTTAACTGGTACGTATGCAAAAGGTGCTTCTGACTCCCTAACGATTACTTGGACAATAACGGTGAGTTAATATGTCAAACATTACTTTTACTAACTTTGCTGCTACGACCCTAGCTTCAGGAATAAATACTGTAGTCACTAGCCTGACTGTAGCTACTGGAACAGGAACTCTTTTCCCCACTCTAGCTGGAGCACAATATTTTTATGCAGTACTAGCTGATGCTGCTACTGGGACTACCAGGGAAGTAATAAAAGTAACTGCTAGATCTACTGACACCTTTACTATTGTTCGTGCTCAAGACAACACAACAGGTCGAACTTATATTACTGGGGATAAGATAGAGCTACGTCTTACTGCCGCAGGTATAGCTACTTTAGCTACTACTGAGACAGCCCAAACATTTGTTGGTAACCAAGCAATTACTGGAACACTGACCGTAACGGGCGGCGTAGACAAACTGACATCAGCAACCGGCGTGGTGTCTGTCGCTGCGGCTACCGCACCATCAGTAGGTCAGGTGTTGATGGCAACGAGTGGAACTGTGGCTACTTGGCAAACGGTAGCAACGCCCTCTGCCGCCACACCTACTGTGCTTGGCACTGTGTACGGCATTACGCCATCAGGGACTGCGGCTGTTGCTTTGGGCTATCAGGCTGCAACCACAACGACCGGCGCAACTGGCGTAACTGCAATCGGTTATCAAGCACTTCAAGCAAATACTGGTAATAGTGTTACTGCTGTTGGTTATCAATCTGCGTATAGCCTAACAAGTGCTATTCGGAATACTTCTATTGGTTACCAAGCACTGTATAGCAACACCACTGGGGCAAGTAATACAGCGGTGGGTTACTTTTCTATGTACGGGTCTGGTGCAAACGGAGGAGCAAATACTGCTGTTGGTTCATATTCTCTATATTTGCTCACAACTGGGCCTGACAATACCGCTGTTGGCGAACAAGCAATGTATGCAAACACTACCGGAGGCTACAATTCCGCTTTTGGAAGGACAGCACTCACATCAAACACTACGGGTAACTACAACGTAGCTGTTGGTCTCCAATCCCTTCAAGCCAACACCACCGCCAGCAACAACACCGCTGTGGGGTATAAGGCTCTGTATGCCAATACCACTGGTCAGTATAACTCCGCAGAGGGTTGGCAAGCGTTAAAAGCAAACACTACCGCAAGTAGCAATGTCGCGTTTGGGCCAGGAACTTTGCAAGCCAATACAACTGGCTCAAGCAATACCGCAGTTGGGGATAGTCCACTTTATGCCAATACTACCGGTTATTTTAATGTAGCCGTTGGGCCTAATGCTCTAGCCACCAATACTGATGGCACATACAACACTGCGGTTGGAATGAATGCACTGTATTACGGCGCTAGTTCTGTTAGGAACACTGCACTTGGTTTTGCCGCTGGATACAATAATACAGGCAGCTTTAACTGCTATATGGGGTGGTATGCGGGTTCTGGAAACACAAGCGGAATCAGAAACATAGCTATTGGATACAATAGCCTTGGGGGTGTTAGTGGTGGTGGTGGTGTAGATGATAATACGGCTGTTGGTTATATCGCATTGGGCGCTATGACCACTGGATATCAAACTACTGCCGTTGGTTATTCTGCGATGTTTTCAACTACTACAGGGGTCAACAATACTGCTATCGGCAATCAAGCACTTGGTTTAAACACTACTGGCAGTTACAACACCGCTGTGGGGTTTCAAGCTAGTTATTCCCAAACAACAGCGGCAGGTAATGTTTGCATTGGTTATACGGCTGGTCGCGCTTTAACTACAGGAGCAGACAGTGTTTATATAGGTTATGCAACCGGTTATACCGGAACCAATAATTCAATCAATGGAAACAATAACGTATTTGTAGGGGCATATTGTCGCGGTAGTGGCTCAAATATATCCGCTGAATACATTTTTGGTTGGAACATTGCTGGTAAAGGTAACGAAACCTTTTTTGTTAGTGGATCATCTGGTGCTTACAACAGCGCCAACGTAACCACTTGGTCAACCACCTCTGACCGCCGTATCAAGAAAAACATCGTTGATAACAATGTCGGCCTAGAAAAAATTACCGCCATTCAAGTGCGGAACTTTGAATATCGCCTACCAGAAGAAGTAGACGCCGAACTAAAACATTCGGATACTATTAAAAAAGAAGGTGTGCAGCTTGGCGTCATAGCCCAAGAGCTTCAACTTGTCCTTCCTGAGTGCGTCAAAACAGAATCCACTGGTGTCATGTCAGTGAACGCAGACAACCTGACTTGGTATATGGTCAACGCAATTAAAGAACTCAAAGCCGAATTTGACGCATACAAATCAACCCACCCGTAAAGGAGAAACAAATGGA